ACCGGTGGTATTCCAGTTCCCTGTGGCACCGGTTTTCAACCGGTGGTATTCCAGTTCCCTGTGGCACCGGTTTTCAACCGGTGGTATTCCAGTTCCCTGTGGCACCGGTTTTCAACCGGTGGTGATCTCTCACTCGCCGGCCATCTTGATGCCGGCCCGGTAGTCCTGAAGCGACACGCCGAAGTCGTGGTAGCCCCGGAACTGGATCCCCAGCTCGTCAAAGTCGGCGTCGGCCGACTCGATGGTCGGGTTCTCCTGGCCGTCGAGGAAGACCACCTCGATCACCGCCAGGTCGAGCGGGTTGGCCACCAGGTACCAGGCCTTGGCCGAGTAGCCGGTGAACTTGCTGTTGCTCAGGTAGGCCGAACAGGCCACGCTGAACTTGCCCGCGTGGGGGTTGGACGTCGGCACCTTGAGCGCCTTGATCCCGTCGGTCGTCTGCAGCTGCGTGGAGATCATCAGTTGCGTGGCGAACGTCTTGAGGGCGGTGGGCACCACCAGCACCGCTCCGCTGAGAGCCAGCGGGTTGCCCTCGCTGTCGACCTGGTCGAGGAACATCTGCTCGGCGGTGGTCAGGGCGTCCACGCTCAGGGCGGTCGCCGATCCCGAGGCGTAGTTGTTGCGGGCCTTGGTGAAGAACTTGTCGTTGTCCAGGAACATGGGCCAGAACACGCCGTTGATGGCCAGGCCCGCCCCGCGGCCGAGGATCTGCGTGACGCTGTTGAGCGCGCCCAGATCGTCGTTGATGATGTCCTCGCGGGTCAGGCCGAACATCTTGGCGTACGTGTCGGCCTTGTTGGTGAAGCTCTCCTCGCCCAGCTCGCCGTGTTTGATCTTGCCGGCGGGCCCGATCTTCTCGTACGTGGCCGCGGCCGTCAGCCGGTAGCGGGTCACCGTTTTGAAGTCGCTCACCGAGCCGATCCGGGCCAGCGACCGCCACACGGATTCCACGTTGAGGAAGGCGGCCAGGATGCTTTTGTTGGCGACATTACTCAGGATGCCGCTGATGTCCACGCCGCTGAACGCCGCCCGCAGGACCTCGCGGACGTTGCCCGCCCGGATGACCGGCCGGCCCGCGTAGCCGTTGGCCGAGGCCGCCTGCAGCAGCAGCTCCTGCAGCCCCAGGCCTTGGCGATGCTGCCGGGCGGCCGCCTCCAGCACCTCGATCTTGAACTGCTTCTCCAGCCGGGGCCGGCCCCAGCCGGCCGCGGTCAGCACCGCCGCCTCGAGCACCTCGGGCGTGGCCGCCCCCGACTCGGGGGCGTGGATGGCCGGGGCGGCCGGCCGCGACGCCCGCAGCAGGTCCCGCTCCGTGCGGACCGCGTCCCAGCCCTCCCGGCGGGCCTGGGCCACGATTTTGCGGCCCGCGGCGAACGGGTAGCGCTCGGCCAGCTCGTCCAGGGCCGCCAGCCGCTCATCCTCGGCGGCCAGCCGGGCCCGCCGCTGGGCGATGAGGGCATCGGGCTCATCCACCCCGTTTCCGCCCGCTCCGGACGCCTGCACCCGGGCCGGCGGCTCGGGCGTTTCCGGCTCGGGCGTTCCGGGCTCCGCCGATTCGGCCTTCCAGGCCGCCTCCAGCGGCTTGAGCTGCTCGGCCGACAGCGACTCGGGATCGGCATAACCGTTGGCCTGTAGCCAGGCCTTGAATTGGGGATCCATGTGCGTACCTCCACCCTGGGCCATCGCTGCGATTTTCACCTGGGTTTTGCCGTCGGCCGCGATGGCCAGGAAACTGACCTCGGCAATGATGGACTTGCCGGCCACGTAGACCGGCCCCTTGAACGTCTTACCGTTGACTTGAACCTTCTCCTCCTCGGCGATGAACCGCACATCCCCCAGCCAGCCGCCCAGCGAGGCACGCCATTGGAAGCCCCGGCCGGCCGCCTGGATCACAGGGGCGACATACTCATCGGGGCCGCACAGCGTGCCGGTCACCCGGGCGTTGCCGGCGGCGACGGCCAGCGTCCCCTGGCCCACCGGCCGGGCCGGATCGTGATCGCGGAGGGCGGGGATGGGGTCGCCCGCCGCCTGCATGCCGGCCAGGTTGATCACCAGCGGGTAGCCGGGATAGTGGGGCGTCATCACGCCGCCGTTGTAGGCCAAACAGGAAAACCGCTTGGCGCTCTCCTCCCCCTCGGCCGCCTGCAGGAACTCCACCGGGGCGGCCTGCAGCCGAAACTCGCCCAGCTCCGGACTTGTTGTGGCACCGGTTTTGCTACCGGCTGTGGCACCGGTTTTGCTACCGGCTGTGGCACCGGTTTTGCTACCGGCTGTGGCACCGGTTTTCAACCGGTGATCGGAGCCTCGGGGGTTGCGTCTCTTCATTCTCCACTCTCCTAAAAGTTGTCAGCTGTCAGCCCTGTGGCCTGTGGCACCGGTTTTCAACCGGTGGTTCTGCCCACCCTGTGGCACCGGTCTCCCTGTGGCACCGGTTTTCAACCGGTGATGACTCACTCCTTCTCACTCCGCTGAGCCACCTCATCCTCATCCTCATCCGGCCGGGCGGCATCCCGTTCGCCGCCCTTGACGGCAAAGAGTTTCTCCCGCAGCAGCCGGCGGTACTCATCGAGGTCCAGGCCCAGGGCCCGGGCCTGCTTTTTCATTTCCTGCTCGTAATCCAGCCCCATCCGGGCGAACTCCGTGGGGTAGCTGGTCATGCCGCAGGCCAGATCGATCTGCCGGCTGGTGGCATCCTTGACGGGGTCGACGTGTTCGCGGCCCTCGAAGAACCAGGCATGGGGCGGCTCATCGAGCATGAGGGCCTCCGAGTCCCGCAGCTCATCCCAGCTCAACCGGGCCTCAGCCACCCAGGCATTGAAAATCCGGTCCAAAATGGTCAGGCTCAGGTCGTCCGCATCCACGTCGATGGACTTGAAAAACACCTGGTGATCGAGCCGGCCGGAGGCGTAGTTGTATTGACTGGAGTTGCACGTGGCGACGTTGAGCGGCATGTTCACGCAGCGGGCCGCCTCGTTCATGGTGGTGCGGGTGAACGTCTCGTGATTGTCGGTGGGATGCGTCGGCTGCAGCTGGCTCAGCTTGGTGCCCGTGGGTGTGGTCATGAGCATGCCGCGGACGATCTCCAGCAGATCGAACGGCTCGCCGGCATCGCCCGACTCCTCGCCCTCGTTGGCCGCCGCCCCCTCCAGGATGGCGCTGAACTCCGCCTGCAGCTCGGCGGCCTGGACGGCGGCCAGGCCGTAGCGGCGGAGCATGGCATACAGCATGAGCGACGGCGTCAGCTCCGACACGCCGCGGTGCTGGCCCGGGCGGTCGGCCCGGAACCAGTGGATCATGTACTCAGCCGCGATGGGCCGCGGCTGGAACCGGGTCAGCAGGCCGGAGCCGGGATGCTGATCCAGCAGGTCGTACTCCACCGGGTTGTCGTAGGGGTCGAACCGGATGCCGTCGATGGCCCCCGGCTGGAGCACGGCCAGGCCGGGCGAGGTGATCTGATCGCACTCGATGGGCCGGAGGTCCAACTTCACCCGGCTGGGCACCATGGGATTGGTCACCAGCAGAGCGAAGGCCTCGCCATCCACCACCCGGGCCTGCACCAGCGTCCGCAGTTTGGCCGCCAGCCGGATGTGCCGGGCCCAGCGGGCGAACTCCTTTTCGATGAGGTCGTTGATCCCCCCCTCGCCCAGGAGCATCTGCAGCCGGGGGCCGCGGCCGACCAGGTAGTTGGCCAGCGTCAGCACGATTCCCTTGAGCCACGAGTTGTTGCTCACCTCGTAGCGGGCCCGGTTGCGGATTTTGGCCCGCACGGCCAGCGAGTTGGCGGCGTCGGCCGACAGGGCGTCGGCGTTGCCCCACCACTTGCGCATGTCCTCCGGCGTGCTGGCCGCGTCATACCGGGCCTTGAGGGCCCGCCGCCGGGACACCGCCGGCGAGGTTCCCGAAAACGGCCGGCCCGAACTGTCGAGGATGATAGACACGACTGCGTCTCCGCGTCCCTCTTTCCGCCCCCTGTGGCACCGGTTTTCGACCGGTGATTCACACCGCCCCGGGCGGTACCAGCTTGATCACTCCGATCCCGCGGTGGGCCCGGCTGGACGCCCGCTTGCGGGCCAGGTACTCATCCGCCGCCACCACATCCCGCAGCGGCTGGCCTTCCACCGTCACCGCCTCGGTCTGCACCCGCCGGGGCGCTGCAGCACTGTCGGCGATGGTCTGACTGAGGTCTGTTTCGCTCATGTCAGTAATAAATGGCTATATTTTGCAGAATTGCAAGCCGGATTAGGGCCAATCCCCCAGATAGTGGCAGATGTGCCACAACGTTGCGTTGACCCCCCTGGGGGGCTCCATGCCCCGACCTCATCTGACACCCCACCACCAGCTCCGCGTCGCCGCCGCCATGAAAAAGCGATGGCAGGACTACCGCGACATCAAGGCGGCAAAAGCGAGCCGCCAGGCCGGCTGAGCTCTTTGACAACCCAATATTTTCACAATTATTTCCCGATTCCGCTTGCTTATACACCCAACCGGGTGTATACTATAGGTGTGGCCAATGGGGGCCACAAGTTTAGCGCGAAAGGGTAAAAAATGGGTTGGGAAAAAACAACATGGGCGTGCGGGCATGAAGGCGCAATGCAGGTGTACGGTAAGCGAGCTGGCAGAGAGAGCGCCATAGCGGCGGAGGCGGGCCGCGTTTGTCTGGCCTGTTGGCTCGTCGCGCAGTGGGAAGAATCCAATGACCCGCGAGCACAGAGAGAGGATCGCTACACACTGGCAGGCGCTATTGCCAAGGGCAAGGGCAAGCGGATATATGATCTGCCGGAGAGTGTGCCAGTCAAGCAGGCCGCCGAAAATCCACTGGCTGATATATCTACCGCCGATCTTTTGGCGGAAATCAGACGCCGGCGAGGAGCGGGCGAGGTTGCGTGATAGGCCGAAACGCCCTGCGGGGCGTCTGGCGGTAAATGCTGCCACTGACGAGGCCCAGTAAGTGCCAAACCCAAACCGAAAGGGGTAAAAAATGACACAAGAGCAAGCACAAAAAAAGGTTGAGGCGGCAAAAAAAAGAGAGGAAGCGGCACGGCTCCGCACGCTGGCGGCGAGTCAACAGGAATACGCAGCGGCTCACGTGAGGCAATCGCGCAAACCGATTTATCCGGGCCAAGCGGAAATTTGCACAGGCAAGGCCGCTCAGATTGAGACGTTTGCGAATGGAAATATCGCAAAGGCCGCGAGACTGGAGACCGAAGCGGATGCATTGGAAATTGAGTAACTAAGCCTTTTTTTACCCTGCCCCTGTCCGCTTGTTGCGGCAGGGGTCAGGGTTTTTTGGACACCATCCTGGACACCCCCAAAACACTTTTGCAAGCCGGCCGGCTCGATAACGGCAAAATCATGATCACGGCGGCGGCTCTGCACGCGGTGTGCGAGCGAGGCGAGCGAATGGACGGCGCGATCGGCTGGACCTGGACCGGGGACTACATGGGCGACACGCCCGCCCTCATGGCACTCATCGACGCGGTAGCCGCAGACGGCCGTCCACGCACGCTCGTAGTGGGCGACCAGGGCGAGACGCCATCGACTCGTGCCTATCCCGCGGACGCGACCAAAGCCGCCGAATGGGACCGGATCAATAATGAGGGTGCCGAGGGTTACAACCCGTACCGTTAAGGACTAATCAACATGATCGCTAAACTTATGACTCAGCAAGCCCCCATGCCGGCCGGGGCCAAACTACTCGGCTGGATTGATCACCACCCCGCTGGCCGTGGCAGTCTCGGGTACGCCGTCTTGCGGATGCGCACCGGGGTCGAGGTCGCGTGGGACGGCCAGTGCATCCGCTCATTGCCCCGCAATTGGCGAGACCGCTGCACGTTTGAGTCAGCAGAATTCCGCCAATCGGTCATCCGCGCCATGCAGGCCCGCGGCATGACCCAGCAGCAGCTCGCCACCCTCGCCGGGATACCCCAGCAGAACATCTCCCGCTACCTCACCGGCGCGCGCGAACTCCGCACCGACCGTCTGGAGCGCATCGCCGCCGCCCTCGGCCTGGCCCTCCAAAGCTATAAGCTCTAAGCTATAGATGACTAGAGTCAACCTCCCAATTTGGGAGGTTGACTCAGATCCGGCTGGGCTCTGCCCCCGGTGGACATGCCACCGGACACCGATCAAGCCGATTTGGTGCCCCCCGACGTGCATTCTTCGTGCAATACCAATGCACAAAACCTGCAATCACAGGCCTTTACGTTTTTTGAAAAGTTGTAAGGCGTGGACCGAGAAACCGGACATTTTGTAAGGCGTGGACCGAGAAACCGGACATTTCCCCGCGCTCGGCTCCCCCGAATTTTTTTTGAATTACTATTGAGGGATAGCTTGTTGAAGGTGCACCCAGGGCCTCATCTGATCCGCTGGCCCCCGCGACCGCGGCGGGCCAGCCGCCGCAAGATCCAGTTGGTCACCCCAAAACCCACCACCCCGCCCACGATCCCCGCCGCCAGGACATGCAGCACATCGATCCACGTCAGCATGCTCCACGCTCCATTCTCACTACTTCTGTATCGGTTTGTCTACGCCGCCGGGGTCCGCCGGCCGAACCCTCGCCCCGTCACCCCCTCTTCTTCCTCCCCCGGCTCACAGCGTCTTTTCCACCGTGATCACCCGCCGGCCGCAGTGCCGGCAATACCGGATGCGCACGATCCGCTGGCCCCGCCGGCGGGTGTGGTCCACCCGCAGGTCCCGGCAGCCACAGGCCGGACACTCCGGCCCGGCAACCGGACCCGGCGGATCCGAACCGGCGGCCGGACCCGATTCTTCACGTCCCATATCATCGTTCACTGTGAACTTCTCACTTTCCCCCGTTTTCGCCGCTGGATGTCGGACCACCGCACCCGGCGGACCGTCGCCCGCACGGGGGCGGTCCCCGCGAACGCCGCCCCGCAATAGCTGGCCAGGACCGCCGCCCCCACCAGCGTGTCGAACCAGTCGTTATCCCGCCCCGGCGTCTGCTTCCACTCCCACACCTCGCGGCCCTGGCCGAACGTCCGCGTGGGGTATTCCGCCGTCCAGTGGGCGGCCAGCGTCTCATGCTCAGCCGGGACCTTCCCGTACAGGCTCAGTGATTCGGGGTCGCCGAGGGCGACGTCCAGGCTCTGGTGCATCCGCGTCTTCCACCAGTTGGTGTCGAAGCGGAGCGTCCGCCCGGCCCGGCCGGCGGGCCGGGTGTGGATCCAGTGCAGCCCCACGCGGTCGCCCCGGCTGGAGTCGTACTCGGTCATGGGCTTGCGGCTGGCCGTCACCCCGTCGCCCCGGGTGGGCATGAGGATGGCCGCCGAATCGCTGGACCGCACGAAGTTGTGCACCACCGCCCCGTGGTCGCCGGAGTCGATCCCCATCCGGTCGATGCGCATGGGCAGGCCGTCGGCCCGCACCCACTCCCGGCCGGCCAACTGGCGGACCACCTCGGTCAGCCCGGCCAGGATGCGCCCGCTGACGCCCGCCCGGGGGTAGGCCCGGTCGAGCGTAGCCCCCAGCTTGGACTTGT